ATAATTCATCTTACCTGTTTTACTATCTCTTTGCATAGATACGTAAGGTTTAATACCAGCTTCTCTAAAAACTTTTTTACCTTGTTTAAATATTTTTTCAGCAGTTTTCTTGTCAGGAGCATAAACGTGATTTTTTTTATCAGGTGTATTTCCAATATCTTTATAAGCTATACCACCTCTAATTTCATATCTTTCATTGTCGTAAGCATCTGATTCACCTAAAATACTCTTAACAGTTTTTAAAGGTATATTTAATAATTTAGCTATTTCTTTGGCACTTTTACCTTCTTGGTCAGCTGTAAAAATGTCTTTCATTCTTCCTTCTTCAATATTGTTATCTCTATCTCTAACTTGGTTTAAGGCCTCTGCCATCGTTTGTCTATATCTACTCATTATAGTGAGCTCCATACATTATCCCAATTAATTACTTTTCTTTTTAATTGATCTTTCAAAGTTGTTTCCAATCTTTGTCTAATTGTTATTGCGTCATTCCCTATAACTCTAGCGAAATCGTTATGTATTTTTTCTAGTGATGAATAAGCATCAGCTAATTTCTTATCGTTTAATATCTTATCAGCGATATATCTTCTTGTTTCAAAGTGGTCGTTTCTAGCTGTTTTAGCTCGTAAATACTGCAGATGAGTTTCACTCGCTTTGGCTTCTATTAAACCATAATCGCCTTTTTTAAATTGTTTAAATGATTTACTCATCTTCTTTATCCTTAAATTGTTCTTCGTGTGGCGTGTTATCAGATAACTCTTTTAGAAACTTTTCCATCTCTAAATCTTCTCCATCATTCTTTTTACCACTTCGTCTAGTTTCTCTCGCCATAATTCTTTGTATCTTTCCTTATATTTATCTATTGTCTGATCCGACATTTGCCATTCTTTTATATCTTTTTCTTCTACGCTACTTTCTTTATCTAGTCTAAATTTACTAAATGAATTGATAACTCTTTTTAAATTGTCTTTAGGATTACTTGGTTTATACTCACCACCTTGATGTTTAGGATCGTAAGTTGGCTCTCCTGGAGTAATCTTAGCAGTATAATTAGCGTAATCATGTCCTATATCGTATGCTTCTTTTTGTTCGCCTTGTGCTCTCTTTAATTGTTGAGTAGTTGGCGCACCCTTTTCACCTTTTTTTCTCATCTTCTCGCCTCTTTTTCTTTTCATGTGTATATTGTGCCACAGTCCTTTACCTTTTTCGTCTAACTTATCAACTACTTCACCATACATTTGTTTAAACTTTTTAGTATGGATTGATGGTTTAGTCTTGGCATCTTTATCACCTGGTGCAGGTTTATAGTCGGTATCACCTTTTTTGTATGTATCTTTTTTAAAGTGATCTGCTCTTTTATCTTTAACATCTTTTGATAAACCTGAATAATATTTTTTTGGTTGTGTTCCGTCTTTCTTTTTGACATCTTTATCTTGTGGAGTTTTATCTTCCTCTATTGTATCTACGGCAGTGAAACCATAGTCAACATTTGTATCGTATTCTCTCACTTCTACCTCTCTATCTGCGGCTACAGGTAAACAATCCCATATCCACGCTTTGTGTAAATTGTTATTATTGTCTTCTATTACGATATAATTTGTACCTCGTCTTTTAACTGTACCTGATATATCTTCTTTTATATAATCTACTTTGTCGTTAATGTTAAAGATCATTTCTCTAACATATAAATCTCTTACTTGTTCTTGTTCAAATCCCTCTAAACTAGCGACTGGTCTATAAGTTCCTATTCCTGGTCCACCCATCATTGAATAACTAGCGGCAAGTTTCATTCCTACTCTAACATTTTTCATAATTGTTTCAGCATCGTTGGTACCTCTACTACTTCCAGGTAAACCTTTTTTAAATGCTTCTAAATCACCTTTCGCAGCCGCGGCTCTCATCTTACTTGCACTCATACCTGCTGCGCCATCAGCATCAGGATCACGCTCTCCAGCAGATACAACTTTTATATCTTCAAAGTAATAGTATCCGTGTCTGGACTTAACGTTGTTATATCTCTTTAGTAAACTATCAAACTCTCTAACTCTATCGCTACCTACAACCATAATAACTCTGTGGTAATCATCATATAGTTTTGTTAAAATATCTAATACATTGTTTGATGGATTAATCTCTATGTTTCTAGCATGTGTACGAAACATTTGTTTCATCAAACGCAATTTATATCTAACATCTAGTGGATTTTTTTTAGGGTCTTCACTTCTACTTAAATATATTTTGTAATCTCTGGCTTGTGATTTAACTTTATCCATCAACTTTTGATGACCTATTGTTGGTGGATTAAATCTACCAAAAGTAAACGCAATCGTTTTAGGTGGTTTAGCCTCTGTAATTGTACTCTCTGGTATACTCTCTGGTAAACCAGCGTCTTTAACAGCTAATCCAAATTCTCTATAACCTATACCAGCATGTTGAGCAGCTTTGTTTTTAGCATCTGCCATACCTTGTCTTAAATATTTTAAATATAATTGTAAACCTCTTTTCATCAAAGGTGCTTTAATAGTTCTTCTAATTAAAGTATCCCAAGCACTAGCGATTGATTCGTTTTTAATACTATCAATTTCAGCATCTGTAACTTTACCATCTTCTAATATATCTTTACACTTCTTATAGAATTTTAAGTAATGATATTTTTCTAGGTATTTGTAGATAATATTTTTAGGTAGTTTATGTTTTTTACCAAACTCTCTAATTTCATCTGGTGTCATATCATCATTAAAAGCACTTTGTCTTTGTTTGACCACATCATCACCAATATCAACTAACACCTCTATACTGTCTTCTATTTCGTCTAGTTTACTATTAATTTTGTCTTGTAAGTTTAATACATCATTTGTACTTAAATCTTTTAGTTCTTCGTAATCTATAATATCTCTTTTTAGTTCACCTTTTACAACATCTATTTCTTGTACTTTTTTCTGAAAGTCTGCTTCATATTTTTCAGCGTCAAATGTATCTTCTGATGGTTTTCTTACAAACTCATTTTCATCAATATCAAATACACCATCAGCCATAGCATCATTCTTTTTCTTTAGCTCTGGATCTGTGATTACATAATAATTCACAGGGTGTTTTGTACCTGGTACAAGTTTACCATTTATATCTCTTAAACTAGACGCTAGTTCTTTTCTAGCTGTCTCTCTATCTTCTTCTGGTACATCAAACAATACATTGATGTCTAAATCAGCATCGTCTCTATATCTCTTTGTAAGTATAGAGCCAATTAAAGAATATTTTTTAACAGGATACTTTTCTTGGAAACTATCTATCTGATCTAATATCATATCCACAACTACTTTTTTTAGTTTAGGATTATCTGTATTAGCATCATCAAATACACCTGGCGCATATCTTTGTCTAGGTATGTCTATAATACTTTCTTTTATGTAATCTTTAAATTTCATATTCTTTTTTTAGCTTGTAGTTCGTTTGCTATCCACTGTTTTGCTGTTAAGTTTTGTGGTGTTGATCTTAATTGACCTCTAATAAACTTCGCAGCTGTGTTAAGTGTTTGTGTGACTAACTCTTTTTCACTTCTATTATTATCAACAATTAACATTCTATTTGGACTAAAAATTCTTTGAAACTGACCTATGTTTCTTTGTACACCATTCCAACTATTAGTTACAATATATTCTGGTATTGATCTAGGTCTATTTTTATTTCTTTCTAACGCAACTTCTAAACTTGTATTAACAAATATCATATAGCTATCATAACCTATTTGATCTAACATTCTCTTTTGTGTATTGATTACATTTAAATCTCTACCAGTTGCGTCTATGACTAAACCTAATCTACCTTGAACATATGTGTCTAGTGCTGTCGCTGTTGTCATCTTTGCTTTTGCTCTTACTATATTTCTAAAATATTCTTCTTCGTCTGGCATCTTCAAAGATAAGCCAGCTTTTCTTAAACCTCTCTCAAATGATGCATCAGAGTTTACTAACTTTAAACCAGTACCACCAAAGGCTGATCTAGTTACAAATGTTTTACCACTGCCAGGTCCACCAGCCAAGAAAAAGGCTTTGAATATACCTGGGTCGTAAACACCCTCTCGCAATATTTGATTTAGTTTTTTCATTAGTTATTTACTTTTGCTCCAGCTCTCCATTGATAACAAGACCAATATCTAGCTTTTGTTTTAGGTCCTGGGTTATCACAATTATGTCTAGCTCTAAATGACTTTCTTCTAGCTGGGTCGTCTCTCTTAATTGACAAACCAGTTGTATCACCAAATGATACTTTCTTTATTTTGTCGCCATCTTTTACATATACATAAAACTTTTTAGAACCACCTCTAATTGGGTCGTTTAGTTTTACTTTCTTACCTTGGTATTCTGCTTCTTGTAAAGGCTCACTTTCATGTTCAAAAATTACTTCGTCACAAGCCTTGTCGTATTCTTCAAATTGTTTAAATGTTTTTGGCATTAATTACTCCATCCTTTCGGCATTGTAAAGTTAGCTCTACTAAATTCTAATCTATCTACTAACTTAACTGCGCCTGCTACTTTATCTACTGCTACATATCCTTCTGGACTTGTTACTCTATAACCAGTAGATGTTCTTAAAAAATGTCCTATACTTTGTATCTCACTCATCTTATTAATGAGAAAGTTTTTAGCATTTTGTAATGTGACATGAGATGCGATAGCCATTACCAATGCGTTCTTATTTCTATCTATAAATTTTATATTAGTTGCTAATATATCTTTATACTTTTGTTTTCCTTTTTCCGTTTTTCTAGCATCAATTTCTGCTTGTAGAATATTAACATAATACTCTCTAAACATATCTACTAAATTTCTAACTTTGGCCATATGACCTTGCGTGTTTCTTATGTAGTGATTAAAGAAAGTTTTTAATCTAAACCCTACACCTAAACCATCAGCAGAGTTTTCACTCATCTTATCTAATAAAGGTGCTGCCTTTGATAGTGAACCTTCTGCCATTCTTAATTTTGCGTTGAATTGTGCTAATTCATTTCTAGTTAGTTTCGCAGAACCAGATACGTCTCTATAACTAGCACTAGCTAAAAATACGTTTGTTGCTCTACCTCTTACTGTACCAAAACCAGCAGTCATACTATCTAAAGTTTTACCAGTATATTTTGTGTGAAAGACAATACCCATTCTTGCTCTACTAATCTGTCTACCAATACTAGAGTTTGTTTGAACAGCATATGTAATTGTATTTGGTGTAAATGAAATCATATCGTCACCATCTAAATTAATCTTTTTTAAATCTGATTGTGAGAATAAAAAGTCACCTTGTAATACGCCTTTGATACCTAGACGTGATAATTCTTTTAAGGCTATTTGAAGTTTAGACGCTAATTCGCCAGAGTGATTTTTTCTTATATCTGCGTTAGTGTAATTTACTTTAGCGTTTTTATTGAAGACTGATTTTGTACCGACAAAGAATTTGCCATTTTCTGGATTGATACCACAGATGATAGCTGGTGCGCCATCCCATTTAACTGTCATATTAACTTTTTTACTAGAAGAACCAGCGAGCATATTTCTCACCGATCGTAAAAAGTTTAACGCATTCTCACCACCCTTTGATCCACGATTTATTATATCGTCCTCTAGGTGTTCTAAATGTGTGTTCCTGTCTGTTGTTGTAAATCCTTTAAAACTAAACATTTCTCTCTCATGTATTCCATAAATTTATTCAAGTCGTCCATATAAATCAATTGTTTTTCTTATATTTATAAGACTAAAGTCTTGTCCATAAAAATTTAGGTACACCACCATTCGCCTGCCATACCTTATTTTTGTTTTGAAACTTAACTAATTTGTGGGCATCTTCCTCAAAAAAATACTCACTTATAACATTATTATTAGGTTTTTCTATAACTTGCCATATAATTTCTGAACCTCTTTTTATCATTTTCTTTTTGTATGATAAATCAGGTTGAAGATTATTTGGTCTTCTATCACCTCTATGAAATCTAACTTTTTGTTTTTTTGCCATTATAATTTAAAGTCACTAAATTTTTCATAACTTTCCTCTGGTGTAGGATAGTTTTCTTCTTGTTTTAATTCTTTACCACCTACTATATTTTGTGCTGAATTTTCTGTATCATATAGTCTCATTTTCGCTCTATCAACACCTACAATAAATGATCTGTTAATTGCTGGGTCATTGTATCTATTTTTTAATTGTTTTACTTTCATTTGTCCTAGACCTTCTAGTTCTTCATTTGACATAAGAGCAAACATAAAGTCAGCAGTCGCTGGTAAACCAAACGACTCTGATGTATCTTCTAAACCAATGTCTGTACTTACAAAACCTGTTCTAGTTGTTTGTGTTGCACTGAAGATAGGTACATCATGTTCAACAGCAAGACCTCTTAATTCTTCAGCGATTGCTTTGATATAGAAATAACTAGAGATATTACCACCTTTAAACCGACTAGACGCACATATATTAAGATAATCAATAAAGATTACTTGTGGTCTAAAACTTTTCTTTAATGCTAGTTCATTTATTAATGCTTTAAAATGACCACTATGAGCTGAAGCAGTAGGATACTCTTTAATAACTAATCTACCATTTGTCTTATCTTCTAATTTTTTAACTTTACTATCATATAAGTCCTTTGGCATACTTCTAATATCGTCCATAGATATATCAAAAAGATTTGCGTCTATTCTTTCAGCGATACGTTCTTCAGCCATTTCTAAAGTAATGTATAATACATTTAAACCTTGAGTTAAAAATGCTGAAGCAGCATGACACATAAACAAAGACTTACCAACACCAGTACCAGCCAATGCGATATTCAAAGTCTTACTTGGTATACCACCTTTTGTAATTCTATTGAAGTATGACAAATCAAATGGGTATCTTTTTTCTTTAGTATGGTACCAATCAAATCTATCTTGTGCGTCTTCTATGTAATCATGGCCAACGTGTTTATCAAAACTTACACCTAACGCATCGCCTAGTAAACTAGGTAACGCCTCTGGTGTTCTAGTTCTATCTTTACCATCTAATATTTTAATACCTTCTAATACAGCATTGTGTACTGCTCTATCTTTACAAAACTTTTCTGTTGTATCTAACAACCATTGTAAGTCTGTATCTTCAGGACTAATAGATGCAACTAAATCTTTTACATTTTTATATTCTTCTTCGTTTAAATCTTTTCTATTATTAAGTTCAATTAGTATAGATTCTTTAGTAGGTAGATTATTGTATTTGTGTAAAAATTTTTCTACCTCTACAAATAAAACTTTTTCGTCTCTTTTTGTAAAGTAATGTTCTTTAATAAAAGGAATAGCTTTTCTTGTAAAATCTTCATTATAGAAAAGTTGATTTAGTATTGTAGTTTCTATTCTATCATTCATCTATAAACAACTTTCCTTTTTCTAATTGATCTTGTACACATTCAACTAATATATCACCTATATAATTTCTAAAATCATCTGACTTTATATCTTCTTTATTAGGATTAGCCATAATATCATAAGTAAACTTTAAAGGAATTTCACCCTTCGCATTTTCTGTTGATGAAAATTTTACTTCGTTGTACTTATAAATGATACCTTCGTATTGGCCATCCATAATTTTGATACAACTAAAATCATCACCTTGTCTTTGAGCAAAGGCGTATCTTTTATTGTTCGTCTTCTTCTGATCCGTACTTGAATTTTCTTTGTGCGATTTCATCTATCTTGTCTAATACCTCTTTTGTAAAATACTTGTCAGGATTATCATTTATATTCTTACCAAAAACTTTAGACCCATCTGGCATTTCATATCTAGTAGATACTTTCTTAAAGATACCAGCTTCTTCAGCGAGACCAATAAGACCATAATGTTTATCTAAACCTTTTTTGTAAGTTAGTTTTACATCTATTTGTGCGTTTTCTTTTGTTAACCTTGACTTGTAATTTTTACAATGTATTATATTTCCGACAACCTCGGTACCGTCTTTTTCTTTTCGTTTACCAAGATAGACTATTGATGAAGCAGCGTATTTTAAACCACTACCGCCGCCCATTTCTTTTTGTGGGAACATTGAACCAATGACATCATAAGTGTGGTTAGTCATTATCATAGGTACATTTGCTTTACCTAGTTTCAATGTTAAAACTCTAAATGTGGATTTGACTATTTGTGATCTAGTCATATCTCTTGTTTCTTTACCAGCAGCTGTATCTTCCATTTCTTTTGTAGTAGATAACATACCTAAACTATCTAATACAAACATCAAAGGTTTTCTACCAGATTCTGGTTGCTCGTTATACTTGTCTAAAATTTTTATTGATTGAGCTCTAAATTCTTGTACTGTGGCAACTGGAACAACTACCATTCTCTTACTATCTACACCACGACTTTCAATCATATCTTTTGAGATTGCACTTTCTGATTCAAAATAGATTACACCAGCGTCTTTATTACTATCTAAAAAACTTTTACATATACCTAATGCGAAAAATGTTTTACCTGTTGCTGCCTCACCAGCGATTGCTGTGATTTTATTACCTGGCATACCACCATATATACTACCTGACAGTAATGCGTTAAATGAATATGAACCTGTGTCAATAAAACTAGTGACATCAGCGCTATCTACACCATCACTTACAAGTGATGCGTATTCGTTTCCTGTTTCTTTGATTATATCTTTTAAAAAATTACTCACTTCAATTCCTCCATAAATTTATATTGTTATTATATACTGTTTTATTTATAATGTCAACCCTCATCTAAATCTTCATCATATGGTATCATATGAGTTGGTAAGTATCCCTCACCTTCCCATTCAAATCTAAACTTTGGGTCTGCTGGAACATAACCCTTTTTAGGTTCCTCATAGAGATTAGGGTCAACTCTTGTCCATAACAAGTTTTTCATTTCATCTATATGTATCATACCAAGATCATTATATACTCTGCCTTTAAATTTTTCAGCCATGAAGTATACCATTTCTTTATTGTACTCAATTTTTCTTTGGTAATCCCAATACTCTTTTAAATCGTTATATGATTGTTTAGAAATAGCCATATGACTATTTATTTCTTTAATGCAACGATACCTACAAAATTAAAGTTCTGCCAAAAAGTATGTATTTCAAAACCAGCATCTTGTACCATTTTATACAACTCTGTTTTTGTATTAGGCTTCATCATATGTCGCAGCTGTACTTCTTTGTCAAGTATTTCTTTATCAGAAAAATGTTGTCTCTTATAATCGTAAAACATAAAGGTCATCATATCTTGTACCCTTGGATTACAACTAAAAGTTTTTTCTGAAAAGATAAATGCACCACCAGTATTAAGACCATTGTAAATTTTATTAATTACTTCTTGTCTATCTTTTGGTGACATAAATTGTAAAGTAAATATAGAAGTAACCAAAGAACAATTTTGAAAATCAAACTCTCTTACATCACCTCTAAAGTAATTTAATTGATGATACTTTTCCTCGTCATGTGAATAGTCACCAAAAAAATCTTCTTCTATTTCTATACCTGTGTATTGTGCGTGAGGAATATTCTTGCCATTTTGTTCTATCATACCTTTTAATAGTTTACCTGAAGAACAACCCATATCAACAACTTGCGTATAATCTTCTACGAAATATTTTGATAGGTTAAGTATATCACCCCATAAATGACTATAACCACGAACAGATTTATCTATGTG